GGCAGAATCTATCGGAAAATACTTAGCATAGGTGTCAAGAAAATTAACTTCAAAGTCATCAAGAGATTCATCAATATCTGATATTGTTCGAATTTCTTTGGCACGTGTCATTAAATCATTATTAACACCTGTTTGTTTGTTTTCAAGAAACTCATAGTATGCTTCCAAAAATGATTGGAAGATAGGATATTCATCCCGAACAAATTCAGGAAGTTGCCTATTTACTAGTAAAGATGTTTTTTGTGGTATCATCAGACTTGACTAAATTCTACTGAAATTGCTGTACTATCAGTTGAATCAAGAGTTATAATAGTATTTCTTACTGACTTGATTATACCTGTTTCAGATTCAATATCCAAATTTAGTGTAGTTCCTGATACTAATGAAATTATCTTTAGATCGTTGATTAGAATTAATCCTGTATCATAGTCTATAGTTCCTATATTAGAATTAATTATGATTTTTTGTGCGCTTGTATTATAATAGATTGTCTGTAATTTACCCATTCTACCCGCAATAGATGCAGTAGCAGAACCACCAGTACCATTACCTGTGATTGTTACAAGGGCCCTTGTATAATTTATACCAGAATTTGTAACTGTGATAGACTGTATTTTACCATTAACTATTTTTGCTTCAGCGGTTGCTCCTGTACCATCACCAGTAATTGTAACTGTTGGCACTGATGTATAGTCATATCCTGCATCTGCAATATCAATTGCTTCTATACCAGTTGAAGAATTCAAAAGTTCTTCAATTTGAGCAACTCTAAGAATATTAGAACGATCATACATATAAAATTCAGAAGACTTCATTTTATTTGAAGTTGTGCCTCTGTGCAATTTTGCATTAAAATATACTTGATAAGATTTTGATATATTAAAAGTTGGATCAATTCTCTTTTGCAATCTTAATGTTGATTCAGAACCAGTAATCGCATTTACATCTACACTGTTGACTGCATCTTGTACCTTAGAAAGAACAAAGGTTGCATCAAATTTATTCAGGCTAGTATTAACATAATTTAATATAGAAGCATTGATACTTGATCTTAATTGTTCTTCGGTTGATGTTGTCTTTAATTTGTCATATACAACATTATTACTTAAAATGAGATAAAGATATTCAGGATCTTTTATAACTGTTGATATTGAAATTACAGATTTTGGTGCAATAATATCATTTTTGATATATTCTTTTTCTGTATCTGACAGAAAATAATCAAGTTTAGGTTTAATTGATATATACACTTTTCCATAAACAGAGGGAATCTCATCTTCACCAGACCATACTGAAATTGAATCTATGCTAGGATAATTTTTCTTAATATAAGATTCATAGTCTTTTATTGTGACTAATCTATTCTGTGTAGCGAATTGTGATGTTGCTCCAAATTTGATTTCATCAACAGTTTCCCGAGTTGATCCACCAGAGGCAGTAGAAGTAACATCAATTGTAATTGCACTAAACCCTCCGATCTGAGCATTAGCAGCAAACAAATCTGCTTTGTTTGCATTCACTCCATTAGTTACCAAATAACTTACTGAAATTACAGAACCATCAATAAGTGCTTTACCGATAACATCATTACCAAAATATATCTGATAGACACCATTTCTACCTTCTTGAATAAAATACGCAGTTGATGTTGCAGTTATATCCAGAACTTCTGTGGCTTGTGTATAAACATCAAATGCTGTATTTGATGGATTTGGAGTAACTGTAACTTGCAAAGTATTCATATCAATATTACTATCAGGTAATGTGAATACTGATTTTGGATTTGAACCTGCATCATAATTAAAATTGTAGCTTACCAGAGAACCTTCATAGATTGAAAGATTCTCAAAGTAATAATTTGTGTTTGATTTGCTTACTGTTGTCTCATCTAAAACAATGAAGTTGTAGGATACACTATCTACTAATCTTGAACTAAATGAAAAACCTCTTGGTATTGTAGCATAACCAGGAGTTGTATTTCCTGTACCACTATTCACTGTCACATTAATTGATGCTCTTGGTGCAGTAACCGAATACGGAGTATAGCTTAAGGTCTTTGCATGAGAAACAACTGAATCTCTTAGAATTGCAGTATCCAGAAATGCTTCATTTGCTACCATGTTTAGGTAGTATGCATTATAGTGGGTGTTATATGCAAGAATGTCCAACAGAACAGAAAGTCCAGAACCCTCAAAATCGTAGTCTTGAAACTGTGTCTGCTGTTTTAGATAGCTTTTTAAGTTTGTCTTGATCTGATCAAAATCAAGGTCTGTAATTTGAAGTCTAGCGTTGGACATTTATCTTATCCGTTCCAGGAAGAAATTAATCGTAATTGGTGTTGTTCTATTAATAACGAAAAAATCTAGAGTTACCTTGAAACCGTTATTCTCATAATCAGCAACAACAAATATCTTGGATACACTGGCCCTAGGTTCAAAATTGGCAATAGTCTGTTTTATCTCATTCTCTATGGTTGTTGCAGTAATATTATCCATATTCTCAAATAGCATTCTGCGAACATTACTTCCAATCTGTGGCTGAAAAGGCCTTTCATAGTGATTTGTCAGGATCAAATTCTTGATAGAATTGATTACGGCCATCTCTGAAGTCAGAATGTTTATATCTTTTTTGACAGGATGAATAACAAAATTCAGATCCAGGTCACTATATCTTGGTATTATTTGTGTTGTAACTGTTGCCATGGCTTATTTATGCGTTAATTCTTGATAATAGTTTGGTTGTACCTGTATAATTATTGACTAATAGTTTTTCAGATTCACCCATATTTGATAGCTGCCTAACTTTATTGTAATTATTTACCAAAGTAACCAAGTTTGTAAAGAAGGTTTCATCATGAACTCTTCGGGTATCCATAAAACTGGATGTTGCTGTAATACCATCCCGAATAGTATTTGCTTGTGCCGAAGTCAAATTAGACACTGTTAATGTGAGACTGCTATTAATTGTATTGGAATAATTTTGTAGATTGGTTAAATAAACATTCAATTCAGGAGCAGTAAATAAACTAGTCTGACTTCCATTCATAATAGAGGTATTGCTTATTCCATCTGTTTGATAAATGATATATGTTGCAGATTTAGCATATGCCATAACAGTATCTTTGAATGGTTTTGTTGATGCTATCGTAGCACCAACTTCTGTTATATAATCAGAATACAGAGTTACACCTGATACTCTATTTGTATGATCATATAAACTTAAAGATGTTGAAATTAGATTATTTGAGACATTGGCAATATTTGCCATAATCAAATCAACACCAAGATTCGTGAAAGTAATTGTTGAAGTTGCAATATTATGTATCGCATTTGATGTAGTTTTAATGCTTAGTGATACTGTTCCAACAGGATTTTGAAAATATCCAGTAACATCATTATTTGCAATATCTGCACTTTGCCAATCAACAATTAATGATGGAATGACATTTAAATGTGCTACTGTATTAGCTGAAAAGTCTGTAATAGCACCATGAGGATCATCATAGTTATATCCTAAAGTTTGAAATAATGGAGTCATGATATATTTTCTAAAGCATATGAAGTGATGGTAATCCAGTTGGCCCTTTTGGCGTTGGATGTATGTGGAAATTGTATAATGATGCATTTATTACGTCAGTCATCAAAATAGAGGCTGATATTCCAAAAGTACCAAAAGGCGCACTTACATCAGTTAATGATATAATTGGTCCTGTTGTTGTAATAGAACCCGGAGTTGCAACTGGTGTTAATGGTGATGGAAGACCCAAACTCAATCCACCTTTAGCAGAAGTGAATCCATATGGGCCTGCATTAATTCCTAATCCTGCACTAATTCTTGATTCTGCATAAAGTGTATCACACTTAATACTGCCCATAATATGAAGATCAGAAGCCAAAGACAAATCACTCGCACCAGATAGTCTTAACGATCCTCCAAATAATTCGCTTGCTGAAATGCTAATGTTAGCATCACCAGAAATAGAAATGTCACCCACTCCGCGAATATTCATATCACCCTTAACCGCAAGATTATAATCTCCATTAATTTGTTGATTAAAATCACCACCAACTTGCAGATTACAATCTCCCTTTACAACAATAGTACAAGGACCTTCAACTAATATATTCTTTCTACCAACAGTAATATCAAATCCTTCACCAAAAACTTTTACAACTTGATCACCATTTGGATGCATCTCAATAAAGTTTTTAGATTTACCATGTTGAATTCTTACTCTTTCTCTACCCGGAGTATCATCTAATTGTATAGAATGTCCTGCTTCACTATCCCATGATTGATTGAAAGGATATATTGGTGGACTATCTACCGATGCAGCAGAAGGTGGTTCTTGAATTAGACTTTCAGAAGGATTTGCTGCTAATGCATCAGCAATTGTATTATATGCTACATCAAATGAATCTAAATTTGCCATTATATTTCCTATACGGGTGTACTATTATC